GAATGTTCACAAAACCTCACGCCCAGGTCCTCGAGAATCCGCTCCCCTTGAACTGACGTGAAGACCTCCTTGTAGAGCTCCCTGGTATCTTCCGGCGTCATTGCTTGGTCGCCTCAATAAACGGCGCTGCTGCCCCAGCTGCCTGGGCTTGCTCGGTCAGCTGCTGCTGCTGTGCCTGGGCTTGCTGTGCCTGGGCGCGCTGCTGGCGCTCGAGGGTGACTTGCTGGTCGCCCTTGATGGCTGTTGCCGGGATGCCGAGCACCTTGATGATGTGCTTCGAGACGCCGTCTGTATCGATGTAATCCATGATCGACGGGTCGAGCTGGGTGAGCGGCATCATCAGCTCGAGCAGCCTGGTCAGTGCCTGGATGTCGCCCTGGCGCTGTGCTTTGGCCAGTGGGCTCACATATTCGATCTCGATGTTTCTGTCGCGCATGAACTCCGGTGCCGGCGCAAAAGCCTTGTTTCTGGCCAGGATGTTGTAGGTCCTGCTGATAAGCGGCTGCAGCAGCTCGGCCTGCATCCGGCCCATGACCGGGCCCAGGAGGCGCATCTTCTCCTCTGTCCGCTGCACGACCTCGGTGGCCGTCATCTGCGGTCCCTGGCCAAGGATCAGCTGATCGACATAGAAGGCTGCCCTGATTGCCTGGCGGCGCTGCTCCTCCATGTTGAGGCCCAGCGGGTTGTTGGCCCCGATGTTGAGAGGCTCGATTCGGTCGCGTGTCCCGCTGCGGTAGAAGTTGAGGCCACCTGGCACGGTCCTGACCGGCAGGATGAAGCCGTCGTCCGGCACCAGGAGCGGCGGATCCACCTGTTTCTGTGCAGCGCGGATCGTCACCTCGGACATCTTGTTCAGCATCTTGATGTCAGCCAGGGCTGTCATGCTCGGGCTGCGGCCGTATCCGATCTCGAAGGAGCTCTTGAGGAACCTCGGCGCCATGTAGGGGAACTCATCAAAGCCCCCTTCGCTGATGATGATCTTCTCCTCGGGATCCAGGTAGACCGATGCGATGGGCTTGTTCTGGCTGTCCACCTTGGTCACGTCCCGCTCGTCGCGCTTATAGACGGCGTGGATCAGCGTCATCATCTGGTAAGGATCTGTGTCGGCCTTTTTCAGCATCTTCGGGCTGACGTTCTCAGCCCCGAACCTGGCCATGACGGCCCTGGCCGGCATCTTGAACTTTCGATAAACGGTATCGACGCGGCCATTCTGGTCTTCTGACAGATAGCACTCGGAGATATGCCTGGTCGAAAAGCGCAGAGAGAAATCATCGTCTGCCTCAACGAACATGACAGCCGTGCCGAATGTAATCAGATCGTGATACAGCTCGTGGATCTGCTCCTGGAAGTTGGAGCGATTGAAGCTGTTATACATCACGTCTTCGACAGACTGCAGCCACTCCCTGGCTTCGTCATCGCCATCGAGCTCGCGGTCGCCAAAGCTGAGCGAAAACCAGCTGGTCGAGGCGTTGGTCAGCATCCCGTGCAGCGAGGCGCTGAGCAGCTCGGCCGCATGGATGGCGGTGCCATCGAAGATCAGCTCGGAGCGCTTGTCGCCAGGAGATCTGACCTTTGTCACGTCTGCCTTGCGCGGCACGACGTAATCAGCGATCTCCTGCCAATGGCTTTCCCAGGTTTGGCGCTGGTTTTCCAGGCTGCCAAAGCGTTTTAGCAGCATGGCTGCGTTGTCATCCACGGCCATGTTAGCTCCCTAGAAGCTGTTTCTTTTCTGTTGGTGCAGCGCCCAGAACGCCGCGTGAGCTCGTCAGGATGCTCCTGGTGCGTCTGTTCCGCCTGTACGGGCTTGCCCTGCCCCTGGCTGCTGCTGCGGTCTCTGCGGCGCCCCTGACAACCGAGCGAGGCTGTACAGGGTCCGCCGCCGGCGCTGCCGGGCCGGAGGAACCTGGCGCGCCACCACCGGGAGATGAAGACGGCGGACTAGCCGGCGGCGGAGCTGCTGGAGGTGCAACGGGCGGAGCTGCAGCTGGTGCAGATCTTTCGTCGCTGCTCGTGTCTGGCGGTGACATCGGGTTATAGCCAGGCCGGCCTGAGTAGACCCTGGCGCCCATCTGATTCACGTTGATGACGCCAACAACCTGGCCGCGCTCGTCCCTGACTGCCTCACCACCGAGCTCCAGGCCTCGTGTGATATTGCGGCGGTTCATGTCGCCCAGGCCTCCCATGAGGCCACCGATGGCGCCTGGCAAGCGATTTGCCTCAGCTTGGCGCTGTCTGGCCTGGACCTGTGCAACCGCTGCGCGGTTATCGCGGCCGCTGTCTTCTGCTACCGGGCCGCCCATCAGCTGGTCTCCTTCTTCTTCGCTTTGCCCATCAGGCTGGCATATTCCAGGGGTGCGTCCTCGATGACGCCGCGCGCGCTGGTCTTGACGGTCTTTGCCCGGCTCACAGCCTTCGGATCCTTGGCCCTGCGCTTTGCAACCTCGACAGGATCATTCGGCCTGACCTTCGGATCAGGGACCACGGGCGGCGGAGGTGGCGGAGGTGGAGGCGGCGGTGTCGGAACTTTTGGTGCTAAAAATCCCATTACAAACTCATTCCCAGTGGGTTGTACTTACTGTCAGCCATGATCTGTGGCGGCCGATCGGACCAGTTGTTCTCGCGAAGCCCTACCGCCAGATAGCGGAAAGCATCCGCCGCATGGCTCGACCAATCGTGGACAGGCGTGTTCCTAAAGCTGCGAAGCCTCTCATTGTAGGCCCGGTGATACTGCCTGAGCGCCTCGAGCCCTGGCTTGGTGAGCTCTGCATCGAACCAGCACCGAGGGATCAGCATCTGTGCAGCATGGAGCCCGTCCTCGAGCGGGAGCTTCGGAACTACCCTAAAATTTATTCCTAGATCCCAGGCAGTCTCGCGGCGGCTCTTGCCAGAGCCCAGCTCGCGGACCTCGATGTCGTGCGGCGCGTTGTGGGTGCCGTAAAAATAGTCCCGTTCCTGGAGCACCTTCGCATAATGCGGCAGCCCCTCGCCCCTGTTCTCGTAAAAATCTATGACGTGGATCGCCCTGCCGACAGACTGCGTGAACCAGATGGCCGTGCTATCCCCAACACCAAGATCCCACCAGGTATCCACCCTACAGCTCGGGTCGTAAGGGACCGAACCGATGCGGCCCTTCTCGTGAGCCTCCTGCATCTCCTTGCCAAAAACAGCCCCCGGCACATTCGCCACCCAGCTGCACTCGTACTCCTGGGCAAACTGGTCAGCTGTCATCATCGACCTGGCTGCCTCGAGCTCCTCTTCATCGAGGATCCCGGTCTCACTCGCCCGATAGATCGCTGTGTGCCACTCAGGCTGCCCCTCAGCGGCCGTATAAAGCTCGTAGAAGGCGTTATGGCCCCTGGGTGTACCAATGAACAGCGCCCAGCCCTTGCGGTCGCTCAGAGCCGGCCTGATGATCTCAGGAAATAAACTCTCCGGCATGTCTGCCATCTCGTCCAGGACAGCACCGTCCAGGTAGATGCCTCGAAGACTGTCAGGGTTCTCAGCACCCAACAGCTGGATCCTCGCTCCATTCGGCAGATCCGCTCGCAGCTCGGTCTCGTGAAACCGAACCATAGGCACCGCACCAGCAAACTGCTTGAGATAATCCCAAGCCACAGCCTTGGCCTGGCGATAGGTCGGCGCAATGTACGCATACCTGGGATTAGGCTCAGCGCAGAGGATCGCATCCCTTAGCAGATGGTTGATCGCCATGACCGTCTTGCCAAAGCGCCGGTGGCATACAACGACGCCCCAGCGCTTGCTCGAGAGCTCGCCGTGGAGCTGACCCTGCAGCGGCCTGGGAGCGTAGGGGATCTCGATCTGCATGTGAGAGACAGGCTCCTGTCAGGCTATATATGTATATAGATCCGGCGGCCGGGTCTGGGGGTGGTGGGGGCCCTCGGCTGCCAGGCAAAGCCCCCTGGTGCGGGAGCCAATCCCGCGCCCAGACCTAGCAGAGCTGGGCATCACAGAGCGCTGCATCACAAGCGCATCACAGAGCTGCGCTGAGTAAACTGAAACTTGGTTGACATGCCTGGCTTGCCTCGTGCGCGCGAGCACTGCCACGCAGCCAGGACACTACACTGCTCACCCCGCAGTAACGGTCGCGCCTTGCCAGCTCAGCGTGATCGCCCCGCTGGTCTGCTGCTTGTCGTCTGCCTTGTCTCTGATCCCGAGCGGCTGCATCTGTCTGATGTGCTTGTCCTTGTGGTCAGCCTCGAGGCGACGACGCTGCACCTCAGCCATAGCCAGCTTCGGATCTGTCGGCAGCTCAGCTTCTACCAGGTCAATGATCTGGTCACGCATGACCTCACACTGCAGAGCCCTGGCCCTACGATAAGCGCTGTAGGCATCCTCATCGTCCTGGACATACCGCAGCATAGTCCGCCAGCTCGGCAGATGTTCGCTGTTGTTGCAGATCCTGGTCAGGCTTTCGCCTTCCGCAATGCGGTCACAGATCTCCTGGAGCTGCTGCTTTGTAACCTTACGCTTAGCCATACGGCCCCCAAAGAAATGAGGCCAGGCTGTTGCGGACCTGGCCCCAAGGGAAGGAGGAATATTCGTCAAGCCCGAGCTGCAGGGAGCAGAACTCGAGCTTGGCAAAGACTGTACGCTTTTCGAGACAATCGTGCAAGCCCTGTCGATTTTCACGTCAAGGCCCTTGGCAAATGATGCCACAGTGCTTATATTCAAAGTGAAGGGAGATTTCATGGACACATTGCTCGACAGATTGGACCGGCTCCAGTTCGCCATGTGGAAGGCCGACTGTGACGACGAGGCTGCCAGGAACCTGGGCACGGTCATTGATTGCGCTCGGCAGGACCTCGAGGATCCAGACGATGATGTCGATGCGGGACGGTATGTGATGTTCACCATCGATGAGTATCCCGCTCTGGCGGATCACTGGGACGCCATCAAGGAGGTTGTTGGTTGACTGACGAAATGACTGTCGAAGTGATCTTCATGTGGGTCGCCGGGGTTTGCACCTTGGGCGGCCCTTTACTTTTGGCACTGGCTACATAGGAGGGCTGCTGATGGCACGACGCACTGGCAAGGTTTTCAAGACCTGGGAGGAGGCTGTCGCCTACCGCGACAAGCATGGCCTCGAGATCATCATCGAGCGTTGGTGGAAGCGTTCGCGCTGGCCAACCTACCTGGTGCCCTGGCAGCCGAAACCAAAGAAGGAGGACTGCGAATGATTCACGAAGTCACGATTACGGCGACTTGGACCGTATCGATCGACGCGGATAACGAGGATGAAGCGGCTAAGAAGGCACTCGAGCACACGCTCGAGAACCTGGATCAGCCCCTCATTGCAGTGAACAAAGTGATCCCTGATCCATACAACGAGGCGGCGGACAATGGCTAAGATGAAGACCAAGCGACCAACCGGCAAGACCTGGAAGACAGCCAAGCTGTTCAAGGTCTATCTGGGCATGAAGGCACCAGCTGGTGCTGCAGGGCTCAGACTCATGTGGGCCATCGTCGGCCACAAGTGGGTCAGGTGCTGCACACCGATCACCAACGTCAAATTCAAGATGCGGCGCGCCATGTGGGACGAGCTCCCAGTTGGCGACCGTGAGCTTGTCAGAGCTTAGGAGGAGCGATATGGGAATGATTGTTAGCGTTTATCGCAGTTTCCGAGAGAACGACGACTTTCTCGAGGTGACTGACTGCACCAACGGTGGGGTCACAAACTGCGAGACCGGCGTCCACCAGCTCACGCTGGTCAACGTCGATGGCCCGTTTGATCCGACGCCCACGCGGCCAGCTGCTTGGCTTGTGCCTGGCAACGTGGAAGGCAGCGCGAAGATCGTGCCGCACGACGAGTACACCAACAAGACCTGGACCATGTTTGGCGGTAACTACGCTGCCACGAGCGACGACCGTTTCAGCGTTGCTGTCGAAAAGATTGTCGGCGGCACATTCTACGGCGCCGTGCCTATCCATGACCGTGTCGAACACTGAGGAGGACTGACATGACAGTGATGACCAAAGAAGAACAACGCGCGCGGGACGCTCGGCTCTACCACGAAGAGCTCGAGTTTCAGCAGAGCCTGGGCGAGATCAACGGGATCGAGGCATACGCCAAAGCCACAGATCAGCAGAAGGGCATCATCGCCTTTGGCATGACGCCGGTCGAGCTGTTCCCTGAGACATGCGAGTACGGGGGCGTTGCTGACCACCATGCCTGGAAGAAGGGCTTTGCCCTGGGCCTGATGACGGCAGCCAAGATGGCGAAAGCGATGGTGGTCTGATGGCGATCACCGTGTTTGACATCGACAGAGAGGTGGAGCGGCTCAAGCGCCGCCCACTGTGGGAGCTCAAGGCAATGGTCAAAGCCCTGAGCTTCGGACGCTGGCACAACACCAGCGAAGAGGAGCTGCGGCTCGAAGCGGCCAAGATAGTTATGAAACAGAAGAGGAAGCGCAAATGACAAACATCGCTAAACAGAAATCAGCTCTGCAGAAACTGGCAGCAGCGTCTGCGCCCATCGACAAAGCATTGGATCTGATCGATGAAGCCTTCTGGGTGCTGGATAAGATGTCGCGGAACGAAGAGCAACAAGACCTGTTTCTCGAAGTCGATACCCTGCTCAACCATGTGACATCACTGCACGGCGATTTGCAGTCTGTGCTTGCTACCTACCACGACCAGGAGGACTAACATGAGAACAGAGACAGCCTTTGACATGATCCGCGACCTGGGCAAGGCGTTCCGCACGGCTTGCATCGAGCGTGGATACGAGCCCAAGGGTGGCTGGGATGGCGACCTGATGAGCGGCCTTGCCGGCTTCGTCAAGCTCGAGCTCACAGACAAGGACATCCCTGGCATTACCGAGGCGTACACCATCGTCATGGCCAAGGCAGCAAAGCTCTGCTTCGAGGCAGCTCAGCAAGCTGCAGCTGAGGACTTCATCGCTGACCAGGACACGGTGGACCAGGTCACAGCCGGTAATACAGCCTGACCAGCGCGTCCTTGTAACGCCGTTTTACGATCCTCGGGTCATTCAGCCCGAGGATTTGTGCAATCCGAGACCACCTCGGACCCCGCTGCCGGAAGGCAGCGCTCTGACATACAGCCCAGACCAGGCGCCGATCCTCGTCATCCATGTAGCGCAGCGCCAGATCCAAAGCCATCTCCCAGCGATCAATCTGCTCCCCCGTAGGCTTGAGCCTGGGCACCTCCATCGCGTTGTAGCCATAAGCCATGCCATCCCTGGGATAGTCTGGCCAGCCTGACATGCGCTGTCTGCGAAAGGCAGCCGGGAGCTTGCGCTCAGTCTCTGCAGCCTCGAGGAACAGCTCATTTAGCTCTGTCATGCTTAGCCGCATCGAGCTGCTCCTGCATGGACAGCAGCCAGAACTGCCTGTCGAAAGGTGAAAGATTCGAGACATCGAGGATCAGCTGCGCGTATCGATCCGAGCTGTAGGTCGGACGAAGCCGGCGCATGACGCGCCGCTGCAGCTCGTCCAGCGGGTTAGCCCGATTCCGTGCTATAGCTGAGCGATAAGCAAAGCTAGTCCGCTTAGCTACGTTCGAGATAATAAGTTTAGTTTGATTATGCTCAGGCATAGCGCTTAGCTCAGCGCATAGCTTAGCGCTTTGCTAAGCTGCGGCTGCGCCGATTTTATCGAGGCCCACATTTCTGTCAAGCCCCTTGACCGAATCCGAGAGCCAGCATGACACGGCGCCACCAGGGCAGCTCGGCTGCCGGCTCGAAGCTCGAGCGGACTTGTGCAGCCCGTTCCTTGGCCTCGTTGTCAGCTCTCACCTTCGCCCAGTACGCCGTTGCCCTGCGGCTTGCCGCCTCCCGCTGTGCCTTCGTCCACTTTCTGCCCATCTGTTTTCTCCTTGTACCATTTGACCATTACGCGCCAGCAGACATCGTTTGAACAAACCAGGTCACCGCTGGCGAGCAT